GGATTGGGACCGGAACACGATTGGTCCTCGCATGCTGCGGATGCTGCTGGACTGATGGCGATTACGTTTGAGCAAACAACCGAGCGTAACCACAAACCAATAGAGATTGAATTTGCAGGGTGGGGCTAATGGCCAAAAAACCTAAGTACGACGACAAGGAAGAAGCAGGCTACACGTCCTTCAAGGAACAGATTGAAAACATCACAGACGTCAACGTGATGCTTGAGGCTGCGCAGTCTGCGGAGAAGGATCAGCGGGAGATTGCCCGTGAGGCGCAGATATTCATTACCAAGCGTGATGGCCAGTGGGAGCCTTTCTGGTGGCAGAATTCTTCCAATAAACCCCGCTACACCTTTGACATGACTTCCCCTATTGTCGATCAGATCATGGGTGAGGTAGAAAGCGCATCATTCGATATTCGGGTAAGTCCGGGCGGCGGTGACGCTACCAAAGATATTGCTCTGTTGTATGACGGGATAATTCGTAACATCGAAAACATGAGCGAGGCTCGGCACATCTACACCATGTCGGCAAGGAACATGGTTATTACGGGGTTTGATGCGTGGCGGGTAGTGCAGAAATATGCAGAAGCAGATTCCTTCGATCAGGACTTGATGATTGAGCCGATCTACAACGCTATTGATAGGGTATGGTTTGACGCTTCCTCTCAGGCTCAAGATAAGTCTGATGCCCGGTGGTGCATTGTCCTGCACGCTGTCGGGACGGATGAATACTTTGCCAAGTGGCCGGAAGGCTCAGGTCAATCAGTGAGTGATGGGCGCGAGATTAACGCCTACTACGACAAGGCAGACGTGATTATTGTTGGGGAATTGCTGTATTACAAAGAGCGTCCACGGACTTTGGTCCAGATGAGCAATGGCGCAGTCTACACCGACGACGACAAGTTTCAGATGGTCAAGGATGAACTGGCTGTGCTTGGGGTGACAGAGCTTAAGCGCAGGGAGAAGAAGGAGAAGGTTGTTTGCTCCCGGTTCTTTGATGCGTCTGACTTCCTTGACGAGTCCAAAGAGACAGTCTTTGACAGGTTCCCGGTGGTTCCCTTGTTTGGGAACTTCAAGGTATTCGAGAATAAGACTTTGTATCAGGGGGCTGTCGAGAAGCTCATTGATTCTCAGCGGGTGCTGAACTACTCCCTGTCTCGAGAAATTGAGGAAGGGGCACTTGCTCCTCGTGCGAAGTACTGGATGACCAAGGCGCAGGCTTCAGGGCATGAGAAGCAGCTTGCTACCTTAAACACCAATTCCGATCCGGTGCAATTCTTCAACTTCGATCAGGCTTTCCCGCAGGTTCCGATGCAGCAGGGCGGCGCACAGATCAACCCCGGCCTTCGGACTATCTCAGAGGCTATGCGGCAGATCATCGGTCAAACCGCAGGAATGTTTGCTGCCAACATGGGGGATAACCCCGGCTTACAGTCTGGGGTAGCGATCCAGTCCCTTCAGAACAAAGGCGACAACGGGACGATCAAATACTTCAAAGCGTTGGAGTTTGCCATTGCCTACACGGGGAAGATACTCGTTAAAGCCATTCCCAAGGTGTACGACACCGAACGTCAGGTAAGGTTGATGTACGAGGATGGCACCTACGAAATGGGCACCTTGAATCAACAGGTGATCGATAACCAGACTGGCCGATTGATTACCATGAATGACCTTTCACAAGGTCAATATGACGTGGTGTGTAAAGCAGGCCCATCATTCCGTAACCGGCAGGAAGAAACCATTAACGCCTTGCTTGAGATTGCGAAGGTTGACCCTTCTATTCTTCAGGTTGGCGGGGACTTGTTGCTTAAAAACATATCAACCCCTGTTGCCGACCAGTTAGCCGAGCGCAAGCGCGCCATGATGTTGGCACAAGGCTTGATTCCTGAATACCAGATGACGGATGAGGAAAAGCAGGCGCAGGCCCAGAAGGCTCAAGGCCAGCAGGCCCAAGACCCGAACATGGTACTTGCTCAGGCTGAAATGATGAAAGGGCAGGCCGAAATGCTGAATGCACAGAACAAGCAGACGGAATTGCAGCTTGAGATGCTGAAGATTCAGGCTCAAACCGAGAAAAACCAGACAGAGGCGGCTATTAACACCTTCAAAGCCCAGACGGACAGGTTCCAAGCTGAAACTATGGCGCAGGAACGTGGTGCTAAGGTGCAGATTACCGGAATTGAAGCGACTGGTAAGCAGTTGGACAACATCCGGAAGACTCAGGAGCTAACTATTCCTGTTGGGCTGTTGCAAGAGCCTAAACCAAAGCGCAGGCGGTATAACCCCAAAACGGACAGAGTAGAATGATTGTCGAGCTTGAGGTTGATGGTGAGATAATTGAGGTTGAGGAATCTGAGCTGGAGCGATTGCTGGCCAAAATCCGCAAGACGCGCCCTGATCCGCCTGAAAAAGTCATAGCGGACACCCTGACAAGCATGGTGCATACGCTGGCTTTGATCCCCGGAAGCATTGAGAAAGGGGTTGCGGGGGTGAAGATTCCTGTACTAGAGACTCCCAAAGCGGCAGCTCCTGTACAAAAGATCGTGGTTAGCAATGTTCAGCGGGGCAGGAACAATTTAATTGAGTCTTTGGAGATGAGGTTGGTCCGCTAATGCCCGCTACAGTCAATCATATCTTCACTTCTCCCATATTGGACGGGACGAACACTCAAGTAGTGCGTCCGTCTGACTGGAATTCCTCACATGCGGTAACTCTGGATATTTCGGGTTCGGATATATCGGCGGCGTTTACCAATGGCGGCGGGGTGTCCTTTGGCCTTTCTACCAATGGGCGCATTTCTGCCACGGTAAGGACTGATTACCAAAGTGCGGGAGCTTACTTAACGACCGCCATGCAGTCCAATGCAAGTACTGCCTTTGCGGCCACGGGGTTTACGACTACCACGGCTGGCGGTGCGGTTATTGCGGGGACTCAGAGCACCAACGGGCTGTTGCTTGCTGTGCCTGCTTTCCTGACTACCGCACAAGCCCCCGGCGCATACCTGACAACGGCTATGGCTTCAAACCGTGGCAGCGACTTTGTACAGGCTAATGCGGTATTTGCCGGAACCAACGCTTCCGGCACTATCGCAAGCAATGGTATTTCAGTAAGCGTCAATGCTGGCGGTGGTGGATCGGTCAACTTCTCGGCTGGCACCACGTCCGGAAACCTTGCCTCTGTCACGTTTAACAACGCAAATGGGGTGTCGTTTGGGCTGGATGCATCCACGATTACCGCAAGCCACAACGGATTGACTACCGCCCGGGCATCGAATGATGGAGTTGGGTTAAATACTGCCTTGACTGCTGGCCCGCTCGCATGGACGGTGAACAGTTCCGGTATTTCTTTGAATGCAGGAAGCGCGGCAGGTACTACATCTGGCTTTGGCGGTAACCTTATTTCCGGTTCCATGACGCATAACACGGCTGGATTGAATTTGAGCCTGAACCATCCGGCATGGTTGACGACCGCGATGCAGTCGAACGCTGCAACGATCAGCAATATCCTGGTGAGTGCTGGTACCACGTCAAACCTGTTGTCTGCCTTGACCTTCAGCAACGTCAACGGAATAACCTTCGGGCTGAACGCTTCGACGCTTACGGCGAGTCACAACGGGCTTACCACGGCAAGAGCAAGCACAGACGGAATAGGACTTAACACGGCGCAGACCAACGTCACATGGACGGTTAACAGTTCAGGATTGAGCCTTAATGCTGCGGGATATGCGGGTACTGGCACCACGTTTGCGGGGGATAACCTATCCGCTTCCATGACCCTGAACAGCAACGGGCTAAATTTGAGTATGTCTGCTGCGGCTCCCGGTGGTGGTGCGGCGGTCAACGTATCCGCTGGAACAACTTCGGGTAACTTGCAGACGATTCAGTTCAACAACGCTAACGGCGTTTCCTTTGGGTTGAACGGATCGACGGTAACGGCCAGTGTGGCGGCGGCGGGTGGCGGCTATACCCTTGCGTCTTTCCAAAACTTTGATAAGCAGATGACTGCGAACGTGTCAAATATGACACTTACAATCCTGACTCAAAGACCTATATTCTTGCCGTTTCAGCTTGGCGGTTCCCTTACGCATAATTTCATGGACATTGAAGTATCTAGGGCAACCAATGGCTCCAATGCGTTTACGATGCAAGCGGCCATTTATTCAATGAATAACAGCGCTGAAATTAGCAGAATTGCCACTTTGCAAAACGTGTTTTCCAATACTGATACAGGAAGTATTTCAGGTATTCGCCGCATTCGATTGACCGGGTTTGAAACTGTGGGTTCTACTTTGTCCCCGGGACAATATGTAAT